AATACGAGCGCGTGAAGGCGCCGGCATGGGCCGAATACGAGCGCGTGAAGGCGGCGGCACGGGCCGAATACGAGCGCGTGAAGGCGCCGGCATGGGCCGAATACCAGCGCGTGACGGCGGCAACATGGGCGCGCGCATACATTGGAGATAAGCCATGACCTGGGACATGATGCACCTGATTCCCGCCGCCCTTTGCTCGCTGGGTGGCCTGATTTGCGCGCAGGACGCCGCGTTCAACATGCGGCTTGGCAAGAATGCTTTTGCCGTTCGGGATGGTCTTTCGACGGTCGTGTGCTGGGTCGCGGCGGCGGTGTCGCTTTGGGAGGCGCTGTCATGAGCCACATCCGCCCCTTCCAAACCTTGGCGTCCCCCACTCTGCGGGCCATCATGGACGACACCGCCCCGGCGCGCGTGCGGCTGCGGACGATGGCGGCGCAACTGTCGGGCAAGCTCGAAGCCGGCAATCTGCGGCGGCTGCCGGCCTGCGAACTGGTCGAGTTGCGCGGCCTGGTGTTCGCCCTCGAAGCCGTGGCCGATCAACTGGCGGAGGAAGCGCAGCCCCCGCCTTCCCCGCCGCCCCGCCGATGGTGGCGGGTGTTTGGATAACGCGGCTTCGCGCCGCTCCGCATTGCAGCGCTTCACGTCGCAACGCAACGCAACGATTTGTTTGTGCCTTTCAGCACGCCGTCCCGCAACTCAGCGCTCCGCCGCACCACGCTGCGCAACGCAACACAACGCAAGGAACCACGCCATGAATACCAGCATCGCCACCGTCCGCATCGTCGGCATCACGCCGCTGAGCCAGTCGCGGCAGCACGACGAACCGAAGCTCGAAGGGGAGAGGCCCGACGATTACGATAAGCGAACGTGGCGCTCCAAGCTGAACGTCTCCGAGCGCGACGGCAAGCAGACGGTCGTGATCCCCGCGCACGGGCTGCACCAAGCCATCGCCAGCGCGGCCAAATACTCGAAGCGCCAGATTCCCGGCCAGGGTAAGGCAACGTGGACGGCCAAATTCACGGCCGGGATTACGCTGCTGGATGATCCGGCGCTGAACATCAATCCCGCGACGGTCGATGCTGTCACCATCAGCGCGAACGCCGATGGCATCCGGGGCTCCGGCAAGCGCGTGCCCCGCAAGTTCCCGGTCATGCCGAAGTGGGCGGCCACGTTCGACGTGATCGTGCTTGACCCGATCATTACGCAGGAGATTTTCCGCGAAATGCTCGAAATGGCCGGAATGTTTATTGGCATCGGCCGGTTCCGCCCGGAGAAGGGCGGCACGAACGGCCGGTTCAAGATCGAAGAAATCAAGTGGCAGGATAACCGCCAGCTTGCAGCCTGATTGCTGCGCGGCGCCGCGCGAGCCTCGCGCCGCAGCGCACCGCTTCTTTTCGCCTCTCTCCGCAACGCAACGATTCGTTTGTCTCCCGTTTCCCGCGCTTCGCTCCACGCCGCAGCGTAATCGCCACGCCACTCTCCGCAACGTCTCCTTACAAGGAACCCACAATGAACGTCACGCAATCCCTCTCCGCTGAATGCCGCGCCCTGGCAGACCTTTTCGCGGCCACGCCGGTTGGCGGAACCGTCACTTATGCCGCCATGTCGCAAGCCATCGGCCGCAGCATCGCGGAACGCCGGTATCTCGCCATCCGCGCCATGCAGGTCGCCACGCGCGAAACCGGCGCCATCTTCGGCAGCGTGCGCGGCACCGGCTACATGCGCCTCCATCCGCAGGACGCTTACATGCTGGGCGCCCACACGCGAGGCCGCATCCGGCGCAGCGCCAAGCGCGCCGCCGACGCCATCGTGGCCGCAGTCCAGTCCGCAAACGACATGCCCGACGACGCCAAGCGCCGGGCTTACGCCGAGGTCAATGCGATGTCTCTGGTGCGCCACATCACCACGGACAAGCAGGTTTCCGCCGCCAGCCCCGAGGCCAAGGCCGAGCCGGTGGCGATCACGATGCGCCGGTTTGCCGAGCAAATCGGCGCGGTTAAATAGCGCTCCGCCGCGCCTTTACTCATCGCCGCGCATCGCATCTTAACGCAACGCAACGCAACGATTTGTTTGTGCTTTGAGATCGCCGCGCTTTGCCGCGCTTCGCGCCACTCCGCCACGCAACACCGCGCTCCGCTTCGCCACGCAACGCAAGGAACCTCATGAACACCCTGGAAATCGCCATCGTCACCAGCGCCATCCGCGCGCGTGTAATGATGCCATGACCATCACCATCCACCGAGACCTGCTGCAAGGCTCAGACGAGTGGCTGCAAGCCCGCTGCGGCATCCTGACCGCAAGCGAAATGTGCCGCATCATCACGCCCACGCTTAAGGTAGCCAAGAACGACAAGGCATCCGCGCACCTCTACGAACTGCTGGCCCAGCGCATCACCGGCTACGTGGAACCGACCTATATCAGCGATGACATGTTGCGCGGCCAGCAAGACGAAATCGACGCCCGCGCGCTCTACGCCAAACACTACGCGCCGGTTGAGGAAGTCGGGTTCATCACGAACGACGAATGGGGGTTTACGCTGGGCTACTCTCCCGATGGGCTAGTCGGCGATGACGGGCTGATCGAGTGCAAGTCGCGGCGGCAGAAGTTCCAAGCGGAGACGATCATTAGCGGCGCCGTGCCGGATGACTACCGCATCCAGATACAAACCGGGTTGCTGGTGACGGGCCGCGCGTGGTGCGACTACATCAGCTACTGCGGCGGCATGCCGATGGTCACAATCCGGGTTGAGGCTGATGAAACGACACAGGCCGCCATCGTCAACGCGGCGGCTGAGTTTGAGGAAGTTCTAGCCGATCAACTCGCGGACTATCTTGCGGCCATCAAAGGCGGCGGCTTTGCCCAACGCTTAATCCCCACTGAACGCCGCATCGAACAGGAGATGCACCTCTAATGGACATGCGACCGACCATTACGCCCAAATCCGACCAACTCAACGCCGATGACCTGATTGCCGGCCCGCGCACGGTCACGATCACCGCCGTGAAGGCGGCGCCTGGCAGCGCGGAGCAGCCCGTGGCCGTCTACTTTGAAGGCGACAACGGAAAGCCCTACATGCCCTGCAAATCCATGCGTCGCGTCATGGTGGCCGTGTGGGGTGCCGACGCCAGCCGATACGCTGGCGGGGCCATGACCCTGTTCCGCGATCCGACCGTCACTTGGGGCGGCATGGAGGTGGGCGGTATCCGCATTTCCCACATGAGCGGGATGGACCGGGAAATGGTGCTGGCCCTGACTGCGACGAAGAAGGCCCGCAAGCCCTATCGCGTCTTGCCGCTGGTGGTGGAGGCGCCGAAGGATCAAGCGTCGCTCGTCGCGGAGTCGCTGGCCGGCAAATTTGCCGCCGTGGTGACGGCACAGGATTACTACACGATCCTTGATGCCGAACTGACTGCCAAACAAATGCGGTGGCTGAAAGACAAGCGCCCCGACCTGTTCACGGCCGTTGACACGGCCCGCGCCGCAGCGTCGGAGCGCATGGCGGACGCGCCGGTTACGGAAGCCCCGGCGGCTGCGGCAGATAACGAGGTGCCGGTATGAGCGACTATCCCAAGGCGGACTTGATTATCGGCCCATGGACGCAACCAGCGACATGCACAATGCTGGAAGTGCGAGCGGACGGGCAGACGCATTTGGTGAAAGCCTTCCGTGTCGCGCATTACGATCTAAAGGCCCCCGACGCGGACGGTTACAGCGAAATCAGCACCCGCAACCTGCCGCGCGACGTGACCGCGTGGGAGTTGGCGCAAATCATCGACTTGACCATTCGGGCGCCGAATTACGTGGTGCGGCGGGACTTCGCTGCGGTGGCGCACCTGTTTAAGCCGGTTGCTGGGGAGGATGTGTGATGACACCCGAACGACAGAAGGCCCTGGAGGCCGTGGCGGCGGCGGCGCGGCAAGTGGCTTGCGCGCCCAATGTAGCGGGCCTGTTGATCGACGCGCTGCGGCATAAGCTCGACGCCCTCGACGCCCTGCCCCCCGATCCCGCGACTGCGGGGGAGGTGCGCAAAATCGTCAGCATGGTGACGGGCCGCGACGCTGATGACGTGTGCCTGGAATACGCAATCTGTTCTGACGGAACTGCGTGGTTGCTTCAATGGGGTAAGACCACGCCGATTGGGTGGACACCGCTGCCGCCCATCCCTACCACCACCCGCCTCCCGCTGACGGAGGGCGGGGTATGAGCGCGCTTCTCAACAACATTACTCGGGCGGCGTGGAGCGCCATTAAAGACGGGGACACACCGGATTGGCATTTTGACGCAGAGACTTTCCTCTCTACCCTCGCCGCCGCCGGCTACGCGGTGGTGCCGGTGCGTGAAATTACAGAGTTGAGGGACCAAGTGAACGCATATGCTTGCGATCTTCGCGCTATTAGCGCGGTCGCGCGCCGGCAAGGCGAAATTATCGCAGCCGCATCCGGGGAGACAAAGGCATGAGCGAGCGTTGTGAGCCGCCGGAGGGGTGGCGGGAGCGGGATGGGTGGCATTGGCTTACGGAGTGCAACCCTGTCCTCTGGATTGCTGAACGCCAAGAGTGGGAATGGGGCGAGGACGATTGGGTAACTCCCGATGCAGCTTACCGATATGGCTACCGCTACCTCTCCCCCGTCGCCACCCCTGCCGAGGTCGCCGCGCTGCGGGCGGAGGTGGCGCGGCTGCGGGAGGCGCTGGATCGGGCGGCGGTGGTGGCGGAGGGCGCGTCAACGTGCCCTATTTTCCGCGACGAAAAGTGGGTGACGCAGCCCGATGCAGTGGCGCGCCGCTGCGCCGCCGCCATCCGCGCGATGAAGGAGCCGGGAGCATGACCGCGACGTGTGAGACGTGCAAATGGGCGGCGCCGCTGTCCTTCTATCTTCCCGCAGACCGACCCGGAATGGTTGTCACCGTCACATACGAGTGTTGCATTCGGTCAACCCCAGGCCCGTTCCCGGTTCGAAAATCGGCCGCGTGGTGCGGCGAACACCAGCCGAAGGAGCCCACGCCATGACCCTCCCTGAACGCATGGTGGAGGCGGCGGCGCTGGCGATGTGGCGGCACCGCTGGCGTGCCTACATGGAAGCCATCGACGACCTTGAATGGGCCGACCGCGCCTGGTTGTTGCAGCCTATGGACACGCACCAACGATATGAGGGGTTTGCCCGCGCCTCCCTCCGCGCCGCCCTCGCGCTGGCCGAGGCGGAGGGGGTTGGGTTGTTCAAGGTGCCGAAACAGGTATTCAGCATGTCAATACACGGCGATGGCCGAAACGCCGCCATCCGCGAAATGCTCGCGGGGAGGGTGGAGGTGTGAACGTCTTGCTTGTGTTCGCCATAGGCTTTGCCGCTGGCTTTATCGGGGCCGTGGATTTTTGGAGGTGTGCGCCATGACTGAATGCCTTCCCCCGCCGGTTGTGGACCGCATGGCCCGCGCCATCTGCCAAGAGCGTTACGCGTTCATGGGCGAACCGGCCTGCTGGGCTGTTGCCGACTGGCCGAACCGAGAATGCGACGAACCCGGCTGCATGGCGCTGGCACAGGCCGCGCATGCCGCCATCGCGGAGCCGCCCGATGCCGATCCGCGCTGAAAACCGTCACCGCTATCCGGTCGAGTGGCCCATGATCTCGCTATGGGTGCGAGTCTGCGCCGGCTGGCGCTGCGAATGGTGCCCGGCCAAGCAGGGGGAACCGCACCCGATCACGGGCAGCCGCGTCGTGCTGACGGTGGCGCACATCCTGAACGATGCGCCCGAGGATGTGCGACCGCAGAACCTTGCCGCGTTGTGCCAGCGTTGCCACAACCGGCACGACGCCAAGAGAAGGGCGAATGGCATCCGGCTGCGGGCCATGAACACGCCAGACCTGCTGGCGCATCGCGGAGCCGCCCGCCGATGAGTGACGATGTGAAATGGACAGCCCGCGAAACCACGGCCTGCGGGAAAATGGAGGTGTATGATGAGTGACGACGACAACCGGCTGCCGCCGTGCCCGTGGTGCCAATCGGTGGAACTGACCGCCGTGCAGTTCCAGGGGCGCGGGTATATCCGGTGCCTGACCTGCGGGGCGCAGGGGCCTGCCACCGCCGTGAGCATTACCGAAGCCCGCGCCGCCTGGAACCGCCGCGCGTCGGGGTGGCAGCCGATCGAGACGGCGCCGAGGGATGGGGAGCCGATTATGATCGGTTGCAGCCGCACTCAATCGCAGCGGTGGGCTGTCTGGTCCGGTGGCATGTGGCGCGATGGCCAGGATTTTGCTGGCGGCCGGATATCTGGCGTTCCGTCGCCTACTCACTGGCGCCCGCTTTTTACGCCACCCGCCGCCCCGGAAGCCCGCCATGACTGACGCGCGATGCGAGCCGCCGGATGCAATAGAAGCTGCCGGCAATGCGATCATTGAAGCCCTGCGGGGCCGCCGTGGGTTTACGTCGCTGCTTGACAGCATTGATGATGACATATTGGCGGCGTTAAAGGTTACGGTAGGGTTGAAGGCCGTGCGGGCATACTTGGATGCTGCCCCCGTCGCCACCCCCGCCACCGTGCGGGCGCTGGTGGAGGCGTTGGAGGGGGCTTTAGACCACTTGCAATTCCATGGCGACATGTATTGGAAGGGTGAAGACCACGCTCGCGCCGTTCTAGCCCGCGCCAAAGCGGAAGGGCTTTAGCCCTGCCGCTCCCGCATCACCACCGCCACCACGCCCCCCACGGCCATGCCAAGGGCGGACAGCGCCTGCACCCACTCCGCAGGCACCGCCAGCCCGAACGCCGCCGCCAGCAAGGCCATCCCGGCATACGTCGAAGGCTCCCGAAGGCGGGAAACGATGTAGTCCATGTCACTTACCCCACAGATGCATAGACAACCACGTAACGCCCGCGCTGAGGGATGGGAGAACCGTTGAGGCAATCCACAGCCCCACGCGAAGGCCCGTTTTGGCGGCGCGCACATCGGTGGCAACCGCCTCCATCTGCTCTGTCAACCGCTCAAGCGCCTGCTCCATGCGATGCATCCGCTCGTCTCGTGCGGCGCCACGCTCTTCCAGGCGAGTGAGGCGCTCATACACCGCTTGCATTGTCCCGTAGTCAACGGCGTCATTCATGGAACAAAACCCCTAGCACTTCCACAACCTACAGGCGAAAAAATCACATTTGCGTGACATTGACGCATTATTAATGCCCCAACGCCAGCCAAGAGAACGTTCCGTTTTGGCCCGTGCCGCCGTAAACCGTGAAGCCGGAAACGGCGTAAGACGCGGGCGACGGGCCAGGTGGCCACGATGCATGCGCCGCGCCGCCGGTCGTCAGGGTGCATTGCACGTTGAGCAGCGCCGTGGGGAAATTGACCGCGAAGGTTACGGTGCCGGTGCCTGCGGTGTAGGTGCCGGTTCCCCATTTCAGGATCAGTCCAGACGGAAACGTAATCCCCCCCGGACTGGCCAGGGTGGCGGGGAACTGGTCAAAGATGACTGCGAGGCCCGCCTTTGTGCCTGCCGCCGCGCCGATGGTGCTGGCAACCGTCAAGGTGCCGGTTACGGTGCTGTTGCCCGTAATCGCGGCCCCGCCTTTGGAAACCGTCAGGGCATCGCTTACGGTCATGGTCCCGGTCACGGTGCTGTTGCCCGTCACCGCAGCGCCGCCGGCTGCCACG